CTGGCGAGCGAGCGCGCAAGCGAATGGGAGCGAGTCGGCAAGGCCACTTTCCTGACGCTCGACGAACAGCGCGAGGCGCTGGGCTATGGACCGGCGCCGAATGAGGCGCTCTTCGCCAAACGCGATGTCGGTCTGGAGCGCCGCTACAGCCCGGATCAGCCGCGCGTGCCGGCGGGAAGTTCCGATGGCGGGCGATGGACGAGCGGCGGCGGAGATTCGGGAGGCGGCTCTAGCGGCGCGCGAGATGATCGCGCGCGGGGGCGCGATGCGGAGGGCCGAGTCCAGACTGCGCAGAACGCGAATCCAAATGTCACGAGCGATGCGGACAACCCCCTCACGCGCGTGCAAAGCCGGCGCGTCGCGGGTGGAGAGAATGTCGCCTTCAATCGAGATCATGAACTCAACCGCGAAATTGAATCTCAGGTTCATCAGGTACAGAACAGACGATACGATGTCGAACTTGCTGAAGAAGAGCACGGTCCTCATGATGGCCACACGATCCGCGATCACGTAGGGAAGAGCGACGAAAATCTGAAACAACGTAGCGCAAGAACACGAACCCGCGTCGGGCCTTTAGGATTTTGGAAACCGCGCATAGGATCGTTTCACACATTGACCGCCGCAAACAAATTAGTGAACTCGGCGCTTTCTCAAAACGCGGCTCTTGTTGAAGAGGTCGTAAAAGGGGGTAGGGAAGCTGCAATTCTGGAGGTTTGGTTTGATACGCCCACGGGAAAGGAAGCTTTCGCGCCGAAGTTTAATTCCTCGACCACCATTCGTGAAACTTTTGGAGTACGCATTCTCATCAGACATGATGGAGCATCGCCGCGAGGTTTTCGGATCTTCACCGCTTTCCCCATAAATCGAGACTGAGGCCGCACCCATGAAGCTTCCCGAAGTTTTTCAAGGGCTGACACTGTTTTTTCACCAAGACATCGACACAGCGTACAAAAATCTTGAAGAACTGGTGCACTTGGCCCTCTTCTCATACTCGCCGGCAGAGCGACAGGCTCTCAAGGATTATATGAAAGAGCTGACAGACGGCAGATATGACGAAACGCAGCTGAGAGAAATCTGGCTAAAGAGCAAGGCTGAGGTGCTGCCTTTTTGGGGAGATGAGGGAAGCTGTACCGAGTGCCTGATTTATCTACTTAAACTGATCGAAGAGGATGTTCCGCCGAACAGGCCGGGATGATACTTTCGTAGCCTGCGACACGTTGCGATAAATCGCTCAGCTTTTCCTCTCGCAGATAGGGCCCATCGGGCGCCCTCGTCTATGCGGGGCCCGAAGGCGCGCATCTCACCGACGAGCAGTTCTCGCGCTTAAAGGAAGAGCTGGAGGAAAATTTCTCCGGCGCGACCAACGCCGGAAGGCCGCTGCTGCTCGAAGGCGGGCTCGACTGGAAGGCGCTGTCGCTTTCGCCGAAGGACATGGATTTTACCGAGTCGAAGGCGGGCGCGGCGCGCGAGATCGCGCTCGCCTTCGGCGTGCCGCCGCTGCTGCTGGGTCTCCCCGGCGACAACACTTTTAGTAATTACGCCGAGGCCAATCGCGCCTTCTGGCGCCAGACCGTTCTGCCGCTCGTCGCGCGCGTGCAGAAGAGTTTTCAGGCCTGGCTGCAGCCGGGCTTCGGTTCCTTCCGACTCGATTATAACGCCGACCGTCTCGAAGCGCTGGCGAGCGAGCGCGCAAGCGAATGGGAGCGAGTCGGCAAGGCCACTTTCCTGACGCTCGACGAACAGCGCGAGGCGCTGGGCTATGGACCGGCGCCGAAAGAGGCGCTCTTCGCCAAACGCGATGTCGGTCTGGAGCGCCGCTACAGCCCGGATCAGCCGCGCGTGCCGGCGGGAAGTTCCGGCGGCGGACAATGGACGAGCGGCGGCGGAGATTCGGGAGGCGGCTCTAGCGGCGCGCGAGATGATCGCGCGCGGCGGCGGGATGCGGAGGGCCGAGTCCGGACCGCGATGAACGCAGATCCGAGAGTGGCGAGCGACGCGGACAACCCCGTCACGCTGGCCCAGGCGCGCGGCGGCCGAGGCAGAGGCGGACGTTTCAGCGGCCCGGCGAAGCGACTCCGTCGCAACTCGATCGACTGGAAGATACGGCGCGCCTGGCGAGGGAAGCCGAGACCCGCGTGCGCGAAATCGATCCAAGCTGGAAACCCGAACCGACTCTCTCGGACCCAACACACATAGAAAGTCGCATTGCGCGAAACGAGCACCTGACGCGACAGGCGAACGCGCGCTATTCGGAGCACTTGCGAGAACTCTATGGAAACCTCGCATTGCCTGACCAGCGGGACAGCGCCCCGAGAGGCGATCTGACAGGACCGCGCGCGCTGGTGCGACGACAAGACGATTCTGAAACGAGGCGCGGCGCCGAGCGAGAAAATCAGTCGGCTGACATTCTCTGGCTGAATGGCCACAACGTGGAGCAAAAGCCGGATGTGCCCGGCCCAAAACGGCCCGACTATCGGATCGATGGCGAGGTGTTTGACAATTACGCTCCGAGAACCGGAAATGCGCGGAATATCTGGAGCTACATCGCCAAAAAAGTATCTGAAAAACAGTCGAACAACGTTATTATCAATCTTCGTGACTCCCCGATCACAATCGAACAAATCGAAGCGCAAGTTCGCAACTATCCAATTGATGGCCTAAATCATCTTTGGATCGTCGACCAACAAGGCAAGCTTGTATATTCGAGAGGAAGCTGGTGATGTCGATTGTTTCGCTTGCGCGAGCTCATTGAGCGTTGATGAAACGCGAAAGAAAATCGCTGACGCGAGAGAACGCTTTGGCGACATTTTGCAGCACTTCTGGATATCGGAAGGTCGCGAAGCGCGGGACTTTGATCGCGAAGACGCGGTGCAATATGGTTTAATGGCTAACAGCGCCTTCATGATTCAGTGGAATAAGGAGGGCGGATCGGAATACATTCCGGAAATCCCCCACCTCATTTACGAAGTCTTTGGCCGAGACAAGGTATTGGTGTTCGATCTCGACAACGAAGTCATTCCACCTTCCTAAAGGCGCGACGACGGTGGGGCGGTCCAAATATCTTCTAGGAAGCTCGATTCCCGCTCGAAGGGAATAATGATGTCAATTTTCGTTATGTGTTCGAGTGCTTACCCGCCCGAAGAAACTCGTCAGAAAATTGCCCAAGCAGACGATCGCTATCACGACATTCTAAAGCACTTCTGGATTTCGGAAGTCGGCGAGCCCTTGGAGCACGAACGGGAGCGAGCAGCGGAACACGGCGTCACAGCCAAAAGCGGCTTCCTCATTCAGTGGAATAAGGAAGGCGGAGCGGAATACATTCCAGAAATCCCCCGCGTCATGTACGAGTCCTTCGGACGCGATAAGGTATTGGTGTTTGATCTCAACTACGAACTCATTCCGCCTGCCTAAAGACGTCCACGATGGTGGGCGCGTGAGGTGACACATGTCCTCCCTCGTTACATTCGACGCTATCGATAAGGAATGGCTGCCGCTGTCCAGAGGCCAGTTTGAGTCCGTATTGGGAGGAGCCTACGAACTCTATCTCGATCGCAACAAGGCGCCGCGCTTCGCCAAAGTCTTGTGGCCGAAAGTGCTTGGCTTCCTTCACGATGGCTGGCCCGACGAACACGAGTTTCCCGACGGAAAAGGTCTGGACTTTCTTGAATTCAGCGACTATCCGCGCGAGGAGCGGCTTGAATTGTTGCGCGCGATGGAGGCCTATTACGCCGACTTCCAGCGCGATCAACTCGACCCTGGGTTGAGTTGGATGCGTGAGCGCAGGCCAAATTTCATCGCCGCTTTCGAGGAAGTGATCGGACTGATGCGCGAAGAGCTCGCGGCGACGTCATAGGCGGAGTCCGTGACCTCCTTGGATCATCGACCAAAAGGGTAAACTCCACTACCTCTTTGGAGGCCGGTAATGTCCACCTGCTTTTTTTTCGATAGCACCTTGCCGCTCGACCCGACCAAGGAGCTGCTCTCCCAAGCTCGTGAAAAATATCGAGATATTCTCCGCTACTTCTGGCTTTCGGAAGTCGGAGAAGCGAGGCCTCCTAATATTGAAGACGACGCCGAATACGGTTTCGATCCAAAATGTACCTTCCTGATCGAATGGAACAAAGAACGCTCGGAACTGCTCGAACTCATCCCCGCGATCTTTTATGAGGCGTTCGGAAAAAACAATATCCTTATCCGCGACAACAACTACGACGTGGTCCCGCCTCTCTAGATAGGTGAAAGCTGGCGCGGCGCGCGAGATCGCGCTCGCCTTCGGCGTGCCGCCGCTGCTCCTGGGTCTTCCCGGCGACAACGCGTCAGCAATTACACTGAAGCCAATCGCGCCTTCTGGCGCCAGACCGTGCTGCCGCTCGTCGCACGCGTGCAGAAGAGCTTTGGGGCTCGAAAGACATAGATCATGTCCGACATTCTCGACGCCATATTGGAGCGCGGCGATCTCGCGCATCTCGCGCTGTTTCTGTGGGCCTGCGCCGCCACCGCGCAAGCCTATCTCGCTATGCGGGAACTCGGCGAGTCGACGCGCCGCCTTGACGCCTTCGTGCGCGAACTCGCGCGCTTCAACCGCCGTTGCAGGAGCGATCAATGAGTCAGAACAATTGGCTGCCGCATTTCCTTAAGCCTCCGCGCGCCCGCCCTGCGCGCCGGCGCGAAGACCCGTCCGCCGTCTTCAAGACCTTCGTCGAATTGCTGGCGCAATTGCGCAATGACGCGCGCGCGGCAAGCCATACACCGATCAACGTCCAGGCGGAGAAGAGCTGATGACGGCGTTGCAAAGAACTATGCCCGCCCCCGAGATAAAGCGCGCCGAGTCGCCGTTGCTGCAGGCGAATGAAGCCGGCGCCTTCTCGGGCTACGCCAGCCTCTTTGGCGTGGTTGATTCTGGCGGCGACATGGTGATGGCCGGCGCCTTCGCGCGCTCGCTGATCAAGCGCGGCGCCTCCGGCGTCAAAATGCTGTGGCAGCATCAGGCGGCCGAGCCGATCGGACTTTGGGACTCGATCGTCGAAGATTCGCGCGGACTGAAGGTCGAAGGGCGCCTCGATTTGTCGGTGGCGCGGGCGCGCGAAGCTCTGTCGCTGATGCGCAAAGGCGCGATCGACGGCCTCTCCATCGGCTTTCGCACGCGGCGCGCCACGACGGACAAATCGAGCGGCGTGCGGCGCCTGCACGAAATCGATCTGTGGGAGATCTCCATCGTCACCTTTCCAATGCTCCCGCAGGCGCGCATCGGCGCGGTGAAGCAAAGTCGCAGCGGCGTATCCCGCATGGACGCGTTCGGCGTAAGACTCACTCGGCTCAAGGCGCAACATGCGGCGCTTGAATTTTCCAACGCGCTGCGCCGGCTGTCGGGGTCATTCTGACCAGGCGGATCGATCTATTGCATTGACCCGCGCTCTTGCCGTCGAGCGCGAACGCAACTTTCGAGACGGTCTTTCCTAAGCGCGCGAAGTTCATCCAACGGCTACAGCCGCGGGGCGCCTTTCCGCGCGCCGGCTCAAACACGAGGCTCTAAACATGTCAGCAGTTGAAACCAAAACCGCCGGCGACGACATTCTCGCCGATCTCAATCGCGCCTTCAGCGCCTTCAAGGAGACGAACGACGAGCGTTTGACCCAGCTCGAAAACCGCTTCGGCGCCGACGTCGTGACCGAAGAGAAGCTCGCGCGCATCGACCACGCGCTCGACGACACGAAGAGCCGGCTCGATCGCCTGGCGCTGGAAATGTCGCGGCCGCGTATTGGCGGCAAGCTCGTCGACGACCACAGCGGACGCGAGCACAAGAGCGCCTTCAATCACTACATGCGCTCCGGCGAAGCGAGCGGCCTCAAGGCGCTCGAAGCCAAGGCGCTGTCGCGCGGCTCGGGCCCTGACGGCGGCTATCTTGTGCCGCTTCCAACCGAGCGGGAAGTTCTGCGAAGACTCGCGAAGTTCTCGCCGATCCGCGCCATCTCCAGCGTGCGCGAAATCTCGGGCGCGTCGCTGCGCCGCGCCTTTTCAACGACCGGACCCGCGGCCGGATGGGTGGCGGAAGCCGATCCGCGCCCGCAGACCAACAATCAGCAGCTCGCCGACATGACCTTCCCGGCGATGGAGCTTTACGCCATGCCGGCGGCGACGCAGGCGCTGCTCGATGACGCCGTCGTCGACATCGAGCAATGGATCGCCGAGGAGGTGCAAACCGCCTTCGCCGAACAGGAAGGCGCGGCCTTCGTCAGCGGCGACGGCGTCATTAAGCCGAAGGGCTTTCTCTCCTATGCGACGGTCGCGGATGCGAGCTGGACGTGGGGCAATATCGGCTATGTGCTGACGGGCGCCGCCGGCGCTTTCGCGGCGAGCGATCCTTCCGATGCGCTCGTCAATCTTGTCTATGCGCTGCGCGCCGGCTTCCGCCAGAACGGCAAATTTGTGATGGGGCGGCGCGCGCAGTCGCTCGTGCGACAGTTCAAGACGACGACGGGCGACTACATCTGGGCGCCGCCTGCAACCGCCGACGCCGGCGCCTCGCTGATGAATTTCCCGGTCGTCGAAGCCGAGGACATGCCGGACCCGGCCGCGAATTCTCTTTCCATCGCCTTCGGCGATTTCGAGCGCGGCTATGTGGTGGTGGACCGCGTCGGCATTCGCGTGCTGCGCGATCCCTACTCCGCCAAGCCCTACGTCCTTTTCTACACGACGAAGCGGGTCGGCGGCGGCGTTCAGAATTTCGAGGCCATCAAGCTGTTGAAATTCGCCGCATCTTAATCGGCCCGCCCCATTGAGGCCGCGACGAGAGACGTCGCGGCCTTCTGCTCACCACAACCTAGGACGCGCGATGCGACCGATGCTCATCGGCGCGCCGGCGATCGAGCCTGTCTCGCTCGCCGACGCAAAATCATGGCTGCGTGAAGACGGCGTCGAAGAGAATGAATTGATCCAAGCGCTGATCGTCGCCGGGCGCATGACGCTCGAAGCCTATACAAGGCGCTTCTTCGTCACGCAAAGCTGGCGTCTCATGTTCGACTGCTGGCCCACTTCGGTCGCCTCGAACGCGACGCTCCGCATTCCCTTCGCGCCATTTCAGTCTGTGACGGCGATCCGCGTGTTCGACGCAAGCGACGCGCCGCTGACGCTCAATGCCGCGACATATCGCGCGCCATCTTCGAAAGAGGGTGGCCGCATCAGCTTCACGTCCGCGCCGCCGGCGCCTGGACGCGCGAGCGACGGAATCGAGATCGACTTTGACGTCGGCTATGGCGCCCTCGCGAGCGATGCGCCGCAACCGCTGCGTCAAGCGATTTTGACGCTTGTCGCGCATTGGCGTGAACATCGCGGCGATAGCGGCGACGACGCTCTGCCCAAAGCCGTCGCGCAGCTCGCCGCGCCGTTTCGACGGGAGCGCCTGCTGTGAACATCCTCCCCATCGGCGCACTACGGCATCGCGTGAAGCTCGAGGCGCCCATCGACGCGCCCGATGGCGCCGGCGGCTTTTCGCGCAGCTTTACGCCCGTCGCGAGCCTTTGGGCGCGCATCGCGCCTTCCGGCGTGCGCGAAGATTTCGTCGAGCAACGCGCCGAGCAGACCGCGACCCTCGTCGTGACGATCCGCTGGCGCGACGATGTCGCGAAGGACATGCGCTTTGTCTATCGCGGTCGCAAGCTTCGCATCCAGTCGGTTTCCGACCCGGACGAGCGCCGGCGATTTTTGATCTGCGCGTGCGAAGAGATCACTTAAAGGACTCGCCATGAGCGCTTCACCGGTCATCGCGCTGCGCAAAGCGATCCGCGCCTATCTGCTCGCGGATGCAGGTTTCGCCGCCGCGTTCGGCCAAAAGCTTTACGACGAGGCGCCGCGAGGAGCCGAACCACCCTATGCGCTTTTTGGCGAAGCGCAGCTGCGCGACTGGTCTGCCGATCTCTCGCCGGGCGCGGAGCAGCTCTTTACGATCGGCGTCACGTCGACGATGCGGGGGCTCAGCGAGGCGCTCGAACTGGCGCAGCGCATCGCCGATCTCCTCGATGAGGCGGCGCTCACTCTTCAGGATCATCGGCTGGTCGACTTGCGCTTCCTCGCCATGGAGACGCGTCGCGAGCAGAACGGCCGCTTCGCGCGGGTCCATCTGCGCTTTCGCGCCACGACCGAATATCTTTAACGGAGTTCAATGATGGCCGCCCAGAAAGGCAAGGATCTGCTTTTGAAAATTCATGACGGCGCGAGCTTCGTCACGGTCGGCGGACTGCGCACGCGCCGTCTCGCGCTCAACGCCGACACGGTCGACGTCACCGACGCCGAATCGAGCGGCCGGTGGCGCGAACTGCTCGAGGGCGCCGGATTGAAGCGCGCAAGCCTTTCCGGGACAGGCGTGTTCAAGGACCAGTCGTCGGATGCGCTCCTGCGCCAGACCTTCTTCGACGGGCTGCTGCGCGAATGGCAGATCGTCATTCCGGATTTTGGCCTTCTCTCCGGCCTGTTCCAGATCGCCAATCTCGATTACCGCGGCGAATATTCCGCCGAAGTAACCTTCGATATTTCGCTCGAATCGGCAGGCGCGCTCGCCTTCGCGGCGTTGTGAGGTTTGAACGGCTCAACTGTCATTCCCGACGCGCGAAGCGCGATCGGGGCTCCAGGGACAAAATCAAACTTGCGTGTTGCGACTCTGGATTTCCGGTCAGGCCTTCGGCCTGCCGGGAATGACAGTTCCAGGTGGATCAGCGCATTTCATGTGAGGACGCAATGGCGAACAGCAAGCGCGGCGAAATCGCCGCAACGATTGACGGCAAGAGTTACACGCTTTGCCTGACGCTCGGCGCGCTCGCCGAACTCGAAAGCGGCTTTGGCGCCAGCGACCTTGTCGGGCTCGCAAGCCGTTTTGAGGAACGACGCCTTTCCGCACGCGACATACTGCGCATCATCGGCTGCGGGCTGCGCGGCGCGGGCAACGACATAACCGACGAAGACGTCGCCAGAATGAAAGTTTCGGAAGGTCTTGCGGGCTATGTGCGCATCGCGGCCGAACTCCTCGCCGCGACCTTCGGCGATGCGCCGGAGCAAAGCGCGACCGCAAACCCTCCGACGCCGCAGGACGCCTGACGCAGGCGGAAAAAGCAACGTGCGACTCCTCCCCTCGCGCGCCCTTTCCTTTCGCGCGCGCCATGGCCTTCGGCCTCGGCGTCCTGCGGCTTTCATCTCGCGAATTCTGGTCGATGACGCCGCGCGAACTCTTTTGCGCGGCGGAGGGCGTTTACGGCTTAGCGCCGGGCGCGCCGACGCGCGCGGCGCTTGAAGACATGATGCGCCAATTTCCCGATTCTCAAGGATCGACATGATGACAGATTTCGACGCCTTTCCCGATCCTTTCAACGCGCCCGGGGCGAATGACCGTATCGCGACAACTAACCTGCAAGCGACCAAACTACTGCTCGATCAGATCAACGTCTCGGCAGGAAATGTCACGAAGACGCTTCACCTGGGTTTCGGCTCGGCGGC